AAATGTAGCTGAATACAAAGGCTACAGAGTATACTATCTTCCAACATGCAAAGAAATTTTACAACATTTAGTTCAAGGTGTAGTCGGTGCTCACATGGGTACTAAACTTCCATCAGGTGCAGGTGGTACTACAGATGCCGAAGTAATTACACATGCTGTAAATGATACACACGTAAGCCAAATGTCATTAGATAGATGGTTAAATACATCACCTTTTAGCGAAGTTAGTGCTTTAGGTAGAGCAAACTATGATGCAAGAGTAAAAATGGTACAAGATAAAATGGTAGAAAGTGCCGTAGCTGAAGGTCAAGCTGCATTTATGGACATTAAAAAAGCCCCTGGTTTATTAGCTGCATTACCATTCCCATCTGGTACACCCAGAAAATCTGTTGAATCTGCACCATATGGAACAGTACTTGCTAGTATGATTCCTGTTAAATACACTGTAGCAGTATCTAATCCAGCAATGAGAGGTGGTTCTGCATCAGCTCATGCTCCTTTATACCCATCTGCAGTCATGAACGGTGGTTCTGCACCTTTTGCAATGTATGGTGGTGATGATAAATCAGTTGCTAATCTTGTTGCAAAATTTGCATCAATGGAAGAACAATTTAAACGTAACTCAGGTAAAGATTTAAATACAATAACTGGTGCAACATCACCAGTTGCAGTAGCAAAAAAACTCGGAGATGATATTACAACTCTCGTTACTGCACAAACAAAACTCCAAAATGCTCTCTTAGCCTTATCAACAGCACCATATGCCCAAGGTGTAGAATTTAAATCTTCTGATTACGAATCATTAGCCAAAGCTGGACAAGAAATTAACGAAAAAGCTGCTAAAGTTTCCAGAGGTTGGGATAAATTATCCAGAATTCACGATGCACTTGAAGAATTACTCATGAAATCAAAACAAGTCGCCCTCTCCGGTGGCTTACACAATGCCCTCAAACATTAAATATTTACTGAATAAATAAAAATTAAAATATTTTATTTATTTTTCTATTACAAAAACATGGAGTATTCATTATTAGATATTTGTGACATAGATTGTAAAAATCTAAATTTAGTAGAATTACAACAAATATTAACTGAAAATGAACTTAAAAAAATTAAAGATTCATGTTCAAATCCTATTACAAATAATGTAGTAAAATCAGAAATAGATTCAGATTCTATTTTAGAACAATTAAATGAATTATTAAAATCAGAACCTGAAATTTCACAACCAATACAACCTACACCAATACAACCAACACAACCCATTACTCAAACACTACAAGGACCAAAATTATTAACTGCACCTCTTACTACAAGAATTAATAGAGTTCCATTAAAACCATCAAGTAGTTTAAAAAGTTTTGCAATATCAATGACCGGCGGCTCAAGTCTAATTGGTATAAATATATCTATTGATAAAATAACAAAATTATTAAATGTATCTGATCAACAATCAGAAATAATGACATATTATTATAATAATGATATAGAAACAATTAATAATGAATCAATACCCAAAGTATTAAATATGGATGAACTTATTTTAATTGAAGCTGCTTTAAAATATTATGACTTTATTGAGAAAAAATATGAATCTATTTTTGATGTTATTAGTTCAGATGCAATAAATAGTATACCTCAAGAATTCAGATATAATTTTTATGATATTGTCAAAAGAGATAAAAATATATCAAGTGAACAAATAGATGAATTCAATATTAAAGTTAATAATATTAAAAAATTAATGTATAATTTAAAAATGAGAAATCAAAATAATATTACATTTGAACTATTAAATAAATATATGATTAACGTATCTAAACCATCACAAATGGGTGGAAAAAGTAAACAAAAAGATAAAATTGTTGAAGAAGAAATTAATGACAAGATTAGACGATTATCTGAATATCTTAGAAAACAAAAGAAACAAAAAGGTGGTGCATCATCACCAGAAGTAGATAAAATAAAAAAAGAAATTGATGATTATGAAACTGGAATTAAAGATCCAGCAATTACTTCGGATATTAAAAAACAAAGAACAAAACAAATAATTCAAAGAGCAAATCAATGGGTAGATACATTATTAACTTTAAATATTGCAAAGAAAGTAATAGTAGATAATGATTTTGGAATTGCAATATTTAAATTAGAAAAAATTCAACAATTTGATAACTTAGATGATGTAATAAAATTTACAAATGAATATGCTAGTGTATTAAACTTTAAAAATAGAGATAGAGATAATAATGTATTCCCAGAAATAAGAGTCATTACTAAAATTGGTAATGCAAAACCATTAAATTTTACAGATAAATTACAATCATATTTTGAAAATAGATATAGTAAATTACAAAATAAAAAGATTGATGTTTCCAAATATATTATTGTAAATGCAAATGAACCATTACCACCACCTCAACAAGGATATGAACCAATACAATATATTAAATATCCTACAAGAGAAGAAGCAATTAAATTAATAGATTTATTCAAAGTATTATTAAATATTCAAAGCGGTGGTCAAACTGAATATGTTTTATTAAAATCAAAACCAGACCAATCACAATTAATAGAATCATGTTTTACATCAAGACAATATACTAAATTTTTAAGAATGATGACAGATTATTTAAAAGCACATGACCAAGATTTAGATAAACCAGAATTTGATAAAATGAAAAAAGACCTTGAAACATTACAAGATATTGAAAAGAAATTAGTAGATTTATATACAATATTTAATAATTATAAGAAGATAAATGACCAATTTCCACAAAATATTCAAAAACCAGTTACTGTTGAACATATTAAAGAAACATTAAAAGACAATAATATTTTAATTGATAAATATGGTGTAATAAATAATAATATTATTAACTTAGTAAAAGATATTGAAAAATACTTAATATTAACAGAAAATATTGCAGAAGTTAAAGAAAATCCAAATATTAAAATGGAATTGGATAATCTTTTAAACACAAAAACACAATCTGGTGGTGCTAACTCTCAACCAATGAAAAAATTTACACCGTTCCAAGAACGTGAATATTTTACAACTGATACATTTAAAAAGATTTTAAAACAAATGGATGAATAATTAATTATCGAAAACAACTCGTGCTCTACCATTTTCAATCTTAAGCACGTTATATGAATTAGAATATACTCTAACTAATGCAGGATTTGTGTAAGATACACTTCTACTTAATATTAATTGTAGAACTATATCATCAATTCTGCTAAAATTACAAGCACCAGATGGTTGATAATCTTCAGGAGCAAAAGCAAATGAAAACACTAATATACCTGGTTGAGGAGAATTAGAATGACCACGAAATACTTCTAATAATTCAAAATAATTAGATGGTCTCATACTAACTCTATCTTTACCATTTAATAATAATGCTGCTTGTTGAATTAATGTTTTACTAGTGGTTAATACACCATCAGTGTAATTAAATACATCACGTAAGCCACCAGTTACAAGATATTGTGGTTGTACTCTAAAAAATAATTCTTTGGTTGGATGAATAAATCCTAATTTAATTTGATTAGCAGAATTATACAATACTCTTTCAGTATCATATTGGCAATATTCAAACAATATTTCTAATGAAGCTCTAGAAAATTTTAATTTTTCTTGATCACCAAGGAAGAAATAATCAACATATAAATAACTAGAATTTAATGTAAGATTATTCAAGAAACTTAATGTAGTTGATTTACTAATATATGCAGTTTCAGTACCAACAACATTTGTAGAGTAATTTGTATCTACACCAATAATCGGACCATTTGTTCCAGATGTAGTTAAAAAACTTGCACTATTATTAATTCTAATATAATTTAGTGTTTGTGTTACAGCATTAAATGAAATAAATTTATTATATACAATATTATTACCTTGTGTTTGTTGAATAATTTCACCAAATTGATAGTTGACTACATTACTTGATACAGTAATACTATTTGTTGGACCGTAAATTAAACATTCATTTAATGGATTAAATTGTACATTAATTTTAACATCAGAATGATACATAGATATTAATGGTAATGGTAACATTTGTCTACAAAATCCAAATAATAATGGAATCCATAATATATATGCAGGTTTACCAGCAGTTAATGTAAATATTTCTGGTCTATTACCAATAATATGTTCAATATAATTAATTCTAGTTAATTCAAACCAAATATTCATCCAATCACCATATTGTCTATCAATAACTCTACCCCCTATTTCAAATTCAATATAATTTATTAAAGCAAAACCAATTTTTTTATTCCAAGCACTCAATACACTAACACCATTAAACGTCGCCGGTATTGCTGGCAGCTCTACATATAAATATATCTTCCCCATCATATCACCGTTTTTTGATAAAACAACAGAAACTTTATTACCAAAATTTGGAGTTAAATTAAAATACTGCGGGATAGATTCATAAGAAAAATTAGAATACCTTTGATAAGTAGCATGAAAAAAAGTAATTTCTGGTTTGCTAGTTAAATATATATCTTGTTCGCCATAGGCCACTAATTGAACTTGACCGTTTACCATAATATTAATTAATTTATTTTTCTTTATCTTTAAAAATAAATTAAATTTCAAATGCCAAACCTGCCTGTCCTCCCATAATTCTTAATAAATTATAACTTCTAGCAATTATGTTAAGGTTATATGGTATAGGATCTGTTTCTACAGTAAAATATGCATCTCCTAAAATAGAAAAATTACAAGAACCAGAAGGTTGGTATTCATCTGGATGTCTACAGAAACTATAGACATGAATACCAGATACAGGAATATTTGGATATAAATAATAATTCATACCAGTTGTTTGGTCTCTCGTTAAGTTAAATCTTTGTTGTCCATTTAATCTTAATTCAGTATTATTAATAGGTGATTTACTTGGGTATGGATAAGTAGTTACTAAACCATTAGCAACAGCAGGTATATAAGCTAAACTTGGATTTGCAGCGTATAGTGTTTTCCAATATGTTCTAGATAATGTAGTAACTGGATTTACTTCATCATATCTATCATAGTTAGATAATACTTTGTAAAATTTAGATTCTGTATAGTTAAAATATTGTTTATTTTGAATATTAATTAATGGTTGTGCATACCAATATATATCTTTAACTGGATTTGCTAAATTAATCTTAGTTGAGAAATGTGAAGTATTATTGTAATATGAACGATAATTTTCTTGTTCGATTAAATATTCATGTTTACTTTTAGCAAAAATATCTCTTTCCTTTTTATCTAAATAAATATATTTTAATGCTAAACTCAATTTGGGTTTACCACTGACAGCAATAGCAGTTAATGGGTCCATAATAACTAAATTTTCTAATTTCTCCATTTGAATGACTAATTTTACATCAGAATGTAATAATGCAATTAATGGAATACTTAATCCAGCATTTTTATATCTATTAAAATAAAATGGTAATACATTATTTAATGTATATGGTGGTTTTACATTATTATTAAAAGCAGTTAATTGAGGTACATTACCAGTCATTATATATGTTCCTTTTATTTGACCAACAGGTGTAAATGATTGTGCCATTACATTTATAAAATCAGCCGTTAATTTTTCGATAGAAGTAGTATTAATATATAATTCAACATATTGTGTAATATAACGTCCCATATCTTCAATCCATGCATATCTTGCAGGATTTTTAATCAAAGTACTTACAACTGCAATTTCATTATTCACTGCATTTTGTCCTGTATAATTTCTAACTTCATTATTATAAGATTGTAAAAAGTTATTTTGAATAGTTGTTGTATTCGTAATTAATTGATTGTCTCTAACAGTATCTAAACACAATGATGCTTGAACATTAATTTCTTTATTATTTAATATTGTATTATTATAATATTCAAACGTGTGTGTTGCTGCGACGAAATTTTGACCTAAAAATGTATATTGAAATTGGGTGGGAACATTTAATACATTTATATTTTTGTTAGCGAGTTGTCCCAAAATATCAGAAATAAATAAATTTAATGTATTTGCATTTTGAGAAACACCATTTGATAAAGGATCCGATTGTAATATTAAATACCCATCGTAATTATTATATTGTGAACCAAATGTTGGCATATTATTATATGTATATAATCCATAAGACTGTAAGAAATATGATGGTGTAGTTTTACTAGTTACATCAAATGTAGTATATACACCAATATAACTAGAACCTGTTGAGCCAGTTGAGCCAGTTGAGCCAGTGGAACCAGTAGAA